CTGATGGCAAAAATCAAGAAAAAACGTCCATCAACACCTTATTACAGCATCAACGGACGGAAAAAATTATAAATATAAAAAAAGATGATTAAACTTTCTTCTCCAATGTCACCTTATATCCAAGTGATAGGAGTTCATTCATTAGTTCAAATGCCTTGGTATCAGGACTTAGCTTTGTTGCCGTAGTTTTCTTCTGCTTGGTCTTTGTCTTAACAGTTGTAGTATTTCCAAACAGGTCAAGCTGACGTGTTGCAGAGGCCTTACGATTAGTCTTATTATAGATTGTACGGTTATTGGCATTAAACCCATTACCAATCTCATTCTCGGCACGGAAAAGGCTAATTTCATTCATTTTATCAATTGCCCAATCACGGTCAACAACAACATGCTTTAAGTCACCAAGCATTTCCTTCTTAACCTTACCAAGATGATAATTGGTGAAGTAATAAGCTGCTGGGTGATAAATACCATTACGTAAATCTCTCTGCCATTCAAGACACATGGACATAAATCTGTTTAACCTGTCCTCAGTTGTTCCAATTACTTTTTGCATAGTTATAAATGATTTTTAAATATTAAAAAGTTTTAAAGAGCAGCGAACGCCCTAACGTAATAGTAGTTATCCCTACCGTCGTTAGTGACACCACCATAACTCCAATCGAGAAGCCACGAATCGGTAGACATATCATATAAGGTTGATGACCAATACAATCCACGCATTTCTTTGCCACCTATCTTTATTAGCATTCTATTAATATTTTCCTTATATTTTTGCGCTAATTTTAATTCGCCAAGTGCTGGCAAATAACCTTTGCTATTAAAGCAAAAATGGCAATAAAATGCGGCAACATCTGTTGGTACTTCATTTTTTTCTAAACCTGCATCCAATAAAACCGTTGTATTTCCCTCTCCGCAATAATCTTTTACGGCTTTTTCTTTATCACTTGTTAGCGTAATTCCGCAAGTAGGGGCACATTTATTGCAAAACCCGAAAGAAAAAACGTTTTTATCCTTAAATGAAACATCAAATTTATCAATAACAAAAGAATGCTCTTTTGTGATAACAGCTACACCAATTGCATTACTATCAGCTTGTTCATACTGTTTAATAGTTCCGTCTGAGTAGTATGCATAAACTCCGCAATTGCATTCGTTATCTTTTCTAATATCAATAATACGCTGATATTTTTCCTCATCAACAAATTCAAGCCATTTTCCACAATTTCCGCATCGTTCACTTTGTTTAAGGCCATCATCATTTTCATCAATAAGAAGCAATTTCTTATTATCAAAACCATGAATAGGTGTTGTACCACCAACTGTGTCCCTTACTTCTGTAAGTTTAGTAATTAAATCATCTAATACCATAATAGTTTTTATTTTGTTTTATTTTTTCAAGTGCAAAGATACAAATTATTTCTGATATGTCAAAATATTTTTAGTTAAAAAATACTAAAATTACTTATTATACCACATAACATGTGTAAAATCTCGCCTAATATAGCCATCACATATCTCAGACGGTACACAGGGTATATTTGAGATTTCTGTTTCAGTTGCATAATAGCCACTACCATCATAGTCAGAGAAGAAACTGCCAGCATATGCTTTAAACTCATCCAAAGTCATATGTGAACCTCTATTTCTATCTCCAATTGGTTTAAGAGTATAGTCCTGTACTAATCTGTATTCAGCAACAGTTTTCCAATATTCCATTACAGTTGAGTTTTTGCAAAAATCGTCCCATGTCTTACCATCTGCAATATATTTGTCCTCAATGGCATTGGCTTCCTTACGAAGTCTATTGACCTTTTCTTTTAACTCTTCTTTAGACATATATTATACAACAATTGTATCTCCGTTAGCAAATGTGATTAATTCTTTTCCTCTTACTGTATGGTAGAGATAATCATACATTTCAGCGTCAATACCGTCTTCTTCCATAGTATTGGACATAGCATCCCACATTGACATGACAAAATCCCAAGCATCTTTTGATACTTTTAAAAATAACGGACCTTCAGGGAACTTCTGAAATACTGAATAGTATTCATCACCCTTATTAATAGGCTTACGTGAAAGAGCACACTCATATGGTTTCTGTGCTATGCGTTTTTTGGCTGATACTAGCATTTGCTAATAAGTATTTTTTAAGCGAGTTTATTGAAACGTTCAAACATACCAAGATTTCTCTTCAGTTGATTGACAATTGAATGGGCGGCACAATCAAGATGTGAGATAAGACTAAGATATACGGTATCATGCTTATAATCACCAATGATATTCTCTGCAATCTTGTTCTTTGTTCGACAATATGGATTACGAGCGATATTCATCTGATAATGGTCAAATAACGGATGCCAATACTTGGTTGGTACATCTTCTATACCCTTGAAAAAACGGCAGAAATCAGTCATCATTTTACCGTTCTCCCGTATGAAGATGTCAGTGATTTCGTCATCATCAATCTCGATAAACATGTCATTAATTGCAGTTACACACGCACTGTCACCGGTATGCTTTTTAAGGCCGGCAATTGCCTCAGAATAGGCATTTTCAGAATAGTTTCTCATTTTTATATTTTAATTAATTTTTAACTAAATCTTTGAACTCATCTTCTCTTCCTTCGAATTTCTCTTTAAGACGAAGATAGTTTTTATATTCGTATTCCTCACGTCTGTGTTTATCATCCTCAATGACTTTTTGCGCTTCATCCATTGTCAAATTCCACAAACCAACCTTAATCCTATTTTCAATTAATGGGTCAAATCTAAGTTCACCATCAACAACGCTGATGTGGCAATCATAATTACCAGTATTATAGCACTGAGGTGGGATAACCCACGAATTTTCCAATATGGGTCTACGTTCAGATTCATGGTCATCTGAAACATCATCGATTTCAAACGCCACATATGTTTTATCTGTAAATGTAATGATTAACTCATTCATGTCGTAATTATCCCTATCAGTAGCAAGAGAAATTTTATCTACGACCTTACCTTTAAGTATATCATAATCATTCTTATAATTACTTCCGATTATAATATGTTTATATTCCTTATTTAATTCCATATTAATTAATTTTTAGTTAGACCAAATCCAAATTTCAATCCAAATATAAATTGCAATAAAAAATAAATTCAGAAATATATATCCGATTGCACTCAGTAATGGATATTTAGATTGTTTGATAGTTTCGAATACAGTTATCGGATAGCCTGTCTTATCGGTTTTCTCTTCTTCTGTTATACATAAAAGCCAAAGGCATAATAGGAAGAATAGTATAACCAAAGAACAAAAGGCCTTGATGGTAATTGATGGAAAAAAGATAAATAAAACAAGGCCAATAATGACACAGACAAGTTCAATAAAGGCACGTTTATTGTTCCTTATTAGCTCTACTACCTCATTGAATAGTTCAAGGATAAGGCATTTCCATATGATAGAGCAAATCCTTGATACTCCACTAAAAAACTTCTTTACTTCAAACATTGTATATCCTTATTATTATTCAACTGCAAAGATACTATAAAAAAACGAGACTTCCAAAAAAATCTCGTTAATTTTTGTTAATTAAGCATTATTCAGTTCTTCTACAGTTTTTTTCGTATACGTATTACGTCTATTATTAATCCACATGTCATTTGGGATATTGCAATCTTTTTGTGCTTTAACAATAACTCGTCCAATTCGTCTGACAAGTTCTTTTTCGCCTTTTTCTACTTTTGAAATAATATAGTTAAAATCCTTACCTGTGGCCTTTTTGATTGTTGAAAGAGTTTTGTTTAGTGATATATCATCCTTATTATTTAATATTATTTCCTTTTCTTTACGCAAAGTTAGTAAAGCATTATAAACCGGGCTATTGTCAAGTATTTCATACGTGGGGATATTGTCATTTTTGTAATTATATACCAATGCAGCATATAAACCATTTGTAAATGCTTCTTCCTCACATTTCGTTGTAATATACATAATATCACCAAGCATATAAGTCAAGGACTGTCTTGGTCTATTTTTACATTTTAAAGCAATTTTATACCAATTACTATCTGCTAATGAATGGTTTATTTTAGTTTCTTGGAAATAATGTTCAAGTTCATGCTGTATTGTATCAGCAAATGTATAAATGTCTATGTTTCCGCTTATTGATTTAATTGTTAGCCTAAGTGTCTTAGTAGCATAGTTGAAATCATTTGGCATTTGACGTATATTTGCATCATATTTGTCAAAATATGACTTATCACGGTAATTAATATAACGATATTTTACAGTTATTTTTTTACCAAATGCTTGATATGTTATTAGTCCATCTTTAAAAGATGCACCCGGAATATTTGTAAAATATTGTTTAGGTTGCATGCTGATATCCTTTGATATTTCTTTCATTATATCAAGTGATACCTCAGCGACCTTATCGTTAATGCCAAGTTCTTCTGTTATAATTTTGCAAACATCATTATGCGTTTTACCTTCAATTAAAACAGAATTGATATCATTTAATATGCTATTAAGGCTACCCATTTTCTAATTCTTCCTTTTCCTTTTTTCTTCGTTTAACATCTTTGTCTTTTCCTTTGGCAATATTTTCCCTTACTTCTGCAAGTCTATCCTTGGAGAATTTCACTTGGTCTGCTGACAATTCACAACCAATGCACATCATGGTATCTGCTTGGCAGAATTTCTCACAAGCAACACCTGTAGTACCTGTTCCCATGAATGGGTCAAAGACAACACTATTCTCTGTTGCATACAAATCAAGCAATTGCAGACACAAGTCACTTGAATAGGTGGCCTTATTCAGACTATTTGAGCCATCATTATTTGCGGCTTCAATGAAATTATATGTATTCTCATAATATTTCTGACCAGTGTCTTCTCTTACAGATTTAACCTTCTTATTGATATTGAATGTCTTATATTCATTTTTACGGCAAAGAACAAACACAAACTCTGTAATACGAGTTAGTTTATTTCCCACATTATTGGGGAGCGCCGCTTTCTTCTTCCAAATAATACAGTCAGCAATCATAAAGTTTGTCTGTCTTATAATATCACTCATTGCAAGCCACATTACACTTGGGTTTTCAGAACCGTATGAAATATTATACAGCACAACACCGTTCTTAGAGAGTACCTTGTCAAAATGATTGAATATATCAATTGTCCAACTGCAATATTCATCATCATTCATGTTGTCAAGACAGATATCATATCGTCTGTTATAGGTCTCAATTGCCTTTTCGGTCTTAACAGTACTCCTTGATGTTGCATAAGGAGGTGAGGTTAATACAAGGTCAATCTTAAAATTCTTCTCTGCCATGCGTTTCATGTTCTGAAGACAGTCTTCATTGTAGAAATAAACTTTTGCCATATTAATTAATTTTAATTAGTTATAAAATGTTTGCATCTTGATTTGCATCTTGATTCGTATAGACGTACTGGATTATCTTTATCTTCATATTTCCGGTGAATGAAGTGTTTTAAGTCTTCATAGTTATCCCTTAGAAGAATAATTTCCTCTTCTTTTGCATACGTAACATCTTTTGTCATGTCATCATGCAAAAACAATTCATATGATTTACGGACAGTATCAAATTCATTGACCGTCCATATTCTTCCATCATATACAACAGTGTCCCCTTGTTTAAATTTATTTTTCATTTTTACTATTTTTCTTATAATGCTCAAATATTAAAGTATATACCAAATCCGGCTGATGCAAGGATTATGAATAACAATTTCCAAAAGATATCATAATTGACATCAATATCTCGTCCAATAAATGCATTACCCAATGTGGTAAATGTAATATTAAACCACATCAAGAGGCAAAATAGTGAAAATGTTAAAAGAAATGCCTTTAAACCAATGGTTGCCCATAATACAATACATATGATGGACATAAATGCAAATAAAATACTTCCGAAATTATCCCTCATATTACCAATAAGACCTCCTCATGCCAAGTATTACTAAACCTAAGAACACAAATAAAATAATAATCACGATTGCAAATGGTACCCAAATAGGTGCTAATACCCACCACCAACTCCAATCAATCTGATTAAGCAATTTCAGCGCAATAAACAATATAGTTAATGCACCTAAAAAACCAATGCCACCACCCGATGACTTAACAATAACTTTATCACTCATAAGTAATTCCTATTTATTTAATCTACTATTAATATATTCATCTGGTTTAGGACATAATACAACCAATTCACTTCTAATTTGATTTATAATTGGTTTGAATGTCTCTTTATACACTTCCCAAGGACTGTCTTGCATTGCATAAATCATAGTCCAATATTGATTTGCCTCTTGATAATCAACTATCTTACCAAATTTGGCAATCTGTATGCCGAAAACCATTACACGTATTGAATGGAATAACGATTTCTGTCCCCTATATAGGTCGTAATCCTTTTCAACGGCCATTTTCTTATGTGCCTTTGCAAATGCATTACTCGCTATACTGGATACCACTTGTCTTAACTTCCACTTATCAAGTTTAAAATAAGGCTCATATCTCTTTACATCACCCTTGATTATAAGGTCAGAAGGAAGCCAAAACATCTCAAGTGCTACGATGTGATGTTCCGTAACCATATTGATGAACGTTGACTCATTAATAAACTGATAGTCATTGGTATCATTTTTAAATTCTGCAATACCATTAACATAACCGGACAAATCAATTTCATCATCGACAATGGCAACAATGTCAACATCTGATTTATCAGTCATCGTACCATATACCCTTGAACCGTAATAGAACATTGTAATTACATGTTCCATTAACTCATTAAAAAGTTTATCAGTATCTATTAAGTCAGTCATTTTAATATTCATCGGTGCTTCATCTATTTCTACCATTTCTGTTTTACTAATTGTTCCATATATTTCTATTTTTTGCAAAGATACTACAAAAATTTGAAATAACCAAGGAATTAACAATATTTAACCTTAATAATTATTTTTTTTTGCAGATATACTATTTCCTATGTATAATACGAAGAAAGATGGGAATTTTTTATAAAGTTCCCATCTTCTATAAGTAACTTTAAACGTTATGCTTCATCAGCTGTATCACCATATCCCTCAGAAGCCTCAATATCAACAGCCCCGGAATCATAAACGATGGCTTCTTTCAAACGGAACCCGACGGTCTTTAATTTCTCGGCACGAAGTACAGAATCACCAACTCTACGTACAACAAGACCCTCTCTCGGTGAATCAGGGAATTTCTTACAGAGTGGTTCCGGTTCCTCCATTCCGAAGTGTTCCTTATCGTTTTTCATACGTTCCAACAAAGCCTCATGCCAATGATTCTCAGTGTCCAAATCGGGATAAAGGTCTTCAAGAGTACCGTGATAAAGAAGGTCAATTGGATGAATACGTGTCCAATTCTTGTCACCTGCTGCCTTCATTTTCTCAATCAACTTGTTAGTCCAATCAAGAACCTCAGATACTTCCCACTCTTTCTTAGTACCGTCTTCATTGGTAGTTGAAATACGGTAGAACATAATATTATTCTCACCTTCAGCACATCCATAATCATAAGCCTTCTGTATCATTGACGGTTGACCGGTAAGATAACCACAAATCTCACCATAGACGGTCATACCTTCATCAAGATATGGATAGATAATGTCGCCATACTCAGTCCAAACGTCAGCATTGTAGTAGCCACCACCTACGCCTTGATTGATGTAACGGTTTTTAATGACAGTACGTGAAGAATATACAGGGCCATATACAACCTCACTATCAGTAATTCTAAGTGATTTAAACAGATGTGTGAAATCAACAAACTTGTTAAACATTCTCTTGCAGAAAGGCAGTTTAATTGGCTGATTTACATGCAGTTTACCAATTATACAACTTGTTCCGTGTAGTTTAACACTAATATCTACAATATCATCCGGCTTGAAATACTGAATATCCTTTTCGAACTGACTTGTGCTGTAGTGGAAGAAGAATTCACCATCAATCATGCGGTCAAATCTCTTAATTGTTTTTTTGTGCTCTATTCTTATTGTTCTTTTTCTGAGATTCTGCCGGCATAGGTGGAATATATACCTTAACGAACAAATCACCATTTACAGTATCAAACTCTTGACCAACATATGCCTCAATATCCTCCATCGTAATTGTCGGGTCATACTTAATCAAGTCCTCAGTTGCAAACAGAACACCAAATGAAGGAGTATTTCTAAGAGTAAGACAACGAACGCGGCCATACTTGTTCATATATCCACAATGTTTCTTAACCTCTGCAATAATGTCAGCGCCAGACTTAACAATATCCTCTACTTCTTTCTTCAAGTTGGTATATGTTGTGGTCTTTGCGATTGCACGTGCTGTATAATCGTCAGCCTGCTTCTGCAAAGTATCAATTTCAGCCTTCTTAATACCATACTCTTCAGATGAACTATCAAGAGACTCAAGGTCTTTTGTCATCTTCTTAATCTGCTTGTTAATCTTAGCGGCCTTCTTGGTGAGATTATCCATTGAAGCCTTTACATTCTTAGCCTCATTACGGATAGTATCAGCCTTTGCCTTAATTGGCTCATAAGGTTTGTAGATTTCATCAACCTCTTCCTTATTGGCATTCTTCTCACGGCAACTAATCTCATAAAGGTTATTAACGGAAAGGAATTTCTCATTAAGTTGCGTCTCATTAGCGGCATAAATCATAATGTCACCCTCTTTTACGTCCTTACTAACTACAATCTGTGTACCAAACACGTTAGTTTTCATAAGGAAGTCTGAACCCTCAATTGGAGTAAGTTCACCAACACGTATCACAGCCGCACTATACTCACTTTTGTACGAATCACTTTTAGTAAATACATTTTTTCCCATTTTCTTAATCTTTTAATTTCTAATTTTGATGCAAATTTAATACTTTTTTTCCACTCCACCAAATATTTTTTGTTAATTAATGTTAATACTGAAAGAATAACATCAGATAATATATTTCCTCATTATTTAGGTGAGGATACAAATTGTCCAAAATACGCCACATCATCAAAACAAAGTTTAAAAATACAAGCCATTACCTTTTTAATATCAAATTTATCATCAGTCCTAACCGAGCTTTCCATATCAACCCAATAATCTCTTACAATTGGACTATTCTCAAGGAAACTTACCTTATCTGATATATTATCGAATGATATGCCACCGGCATAACCAACTTTAAATGATGAATCAAGTGCTACAATAGGAGTATCTATCCCTTGTCCGCCGGAAGCATCGAGCAATATGGTAATTTTATTGTTAGGCATTGCACTTTTCCATAATTCGATATTATCGACAGAATGTTGTTGTATAATAACTTCATCCAATGTTTCTGGAATATCAAGTTCAAGTCTTTCCGGATTAGATTTATTATTAGATACATTCAATTGACATCGTTTAAACAAATCAAAATTACCTTCACATAAATCAATAACCGGTTTCCAATTGTTATTCACAGCCTCCCTCGCCAAATAACCGCATAAATGACAAGAAAGATTAAGTCCTAAACCACGTAGTTTATGCAAATCAGATGGGTCAAAATAACGATTACCATTTTCTTTCCAATTCCGTGAAAGTAACACTCCAAATTCGATATTCGGAACATATTTTTGTATTTTCTTCAATTCTGATAAATCAGTCCATCTATCAATACCAGTAAATGTAATTTGTTTTAATTTCATATTATATTTTTTTATATTTATCAAATTATTCTAATAGTCTACATTCTTCAGGTGTATACTTTTCATGAAGTTTTTCCATCCACCACTTCGTCTTGAATTTAACTTTTGGTAGCCTCTGACCTTTCATAAGTGTCGTTCTTCTACATACAACTCCTTCTTTTACATTTGGATATTTACAGACAGGTTGCGTCCAATCATTATCTTGTATAGATTTGATGAAATCCTTTGTCAGTTTACCTCTATATATTAATTCAGGCTGAATAATCTCCTTATGAGAATAGAATAGTTCCTGTAACGGCTTTAATTCAATATAGCCTTTTTTCTTAATAAAGACATCAATTAATGCAAGTTTTAATTCATCACCCTCAACATGAACGCCAGCAAATGAATTTTCTCCATACCATTCAAAATAGAATGTTACTTCATCAACACCTGTGAATAGTCCTTTCTTCTTTGAGTTATCGGTTACAATCTGAGATAGCAATTGTGGATAACAAGAATTCTTGAACCATTTAACAGCATTGCCAAACTGTTCATCAGTTTCATCAAAGACACGTTTTCTTGAACCGAATTGGTCGAATTTCTTTGTCCTTGGTGAATACTTTATGCAGATATTTTGTCCGTCTAACTTGTTATAGGCAGCAACCTCTTCACCTAATAACGTACCGTCATCTTGTATACGGTTTATAGTATCGTAATGTCTCATTCTTTATGAAGTTTATCTTTTACAAAATAATATGCTTTATCATAATCCTTATTATCGGGATATAATTCAATGGCTTTATCAATTATATTATCCAAACGGTCTCCCCTTCTTGTATAAAATTCATACAATAGGAAACGTTTCGTAGGGTGATAATCACCAAAAACATCTACCATAGCATGATATGAACACATATGTTTTGGTATCTCATATTCAATAACAAATTTCGTAACTCGTTCTTTATCACAATCCCATTCTCGCATATGAGATTTTACATCCCGATATATTTCCTCATATAAGAAATCATTAATGCTTCTATTACTTTTCTTGATTATCTCATCAGTAAGTTTTATTAATTCTGGATAATAATCATATTGTTTATTAAGTTCATCTTGTGTGGTATCTGGATAATATGTTTTAATAAATTCACAAACATCAGTATAGTTGTACTTTTTCTTTGCAAATTTATTAAAAACGTTAATTTCTACATCCTTTGGTATATCAACACCTTCATCCCAAGCAGTTTGCTCTTCTTGATTACCGAACATGCCTGGGCATAAATTCAGTGTGTTTATATCAGGTGGCGTAGAACTGAAACAGAACCAACCGTTTTCCTTTGTTTGTGCAAACCAAAAACCGCCACTTTTAGTTTTATATATTTTCATCCTCCTATTGCTACAAGATAGTCATTTTCCCAATCAAAACACTTTAATATATGTATGAAGTTAAAGATTGCATATCTATAAGACATGCCATCACTTATCCACCACTTATTATCAGACAAGTCAATATTCATATAATGTTTTGTGCCATCATCATCAATCCAATGGCTATCCCAACATTCAGCATCGAATCTTGCATCAAGGCAAACCTTTCTAACTGCTTCTTCCCATGTTGGTTTCTCCCAAGAATATTTACCGGTTATGTCCTTTCCGATTTCTTGTTCATCATAGTCAACCGTATGAGACATTAAATAATCATAGATGTTGTTTTTTCTGATATACTCTATGATATTCAATAACTGTTCCTTGGATATGGTATCGAAGGACATATCATCTTCAATCTCCAATTTGTTATTAAACAATTTTGAACAAAGATTTTCTTTTTCCGCATCACCTCTATCAAGAACCCAAGCAAGAGTGTCGTACTTTATTCTATCTTTCTCAAGAGTCTCGAATATATTAGTATTTTTATATTCTTCATCCGTGATGTTTCTAATAGCATCCACGTCTTTTTTTGGACACCTATATAAACTAATTCGAAATCCCATATTCTTTAAAATTTTAAATCATAAATGTCAAAATTACCGTTTCTCCACATATCGAGCATTACAAACTGTATACCGTCTATATACTCTTGATTATGAAAATGATAATGCCCATAGAACCACTTATAAAGCGGATGGCCATCTTCAATCAACTTATTGTATATATCATCCATTACCTTACGTTCTGCATCAATATCAGTTTCAAGCTTTGGGTCTACCACTATCCAACTTTGTATTCCGTTTTTGTTTAAAGGTTTGGCAAATGATGGACATGTATGCGTAGCAACAATATCAATCTTTATTCCCAATTGATTTAATTCATTTAATGTTTCCTCATCATAAACAGGCGCTTCATCAGACCAATAACATTGTCTGCATAATTTTTCAGCATCCTCTAATGGACATTGATGGTAATATGCATATTGTATTGCATTCTGCCTTGTTGCAGCAATACGTCCTGACCTATCAATAGAAGTGGCGCCTCCTACACAAAGAATATTATGTACTTGTGTCTGAATAACTGTATAATCCGGTATGGCTTTGAAATATTTTCTGTTTATTTTCTTGCCATCAAAGTATTGGGGACAATCATGATTGCCCCTAATGAATACAAATTCATCATTGAATTGTGATGCTGTCTTTGACAGTTTATTGAAAATATTCTTATAATGTTCTTCTTTCTCAAACCCGAAACCGCAATCACCTGTAATTATAAAAGTTGTATCAGTAAATTCTGTACGTTTCATCAAACCTTGTAAAGAATTAAATTCTCCGTGCATATCACCAATAAAACAGACCCCGGTTCTATTCGTTTTTATTAAGTTCATTTAGTAATTTTTTTATTTTTTCTTTAATATTTTCATTGTAATTTATATAATATATTTGAATATTATGTTTTTCACAAAGTTCTTTTTTTACTTTATCTCTTATTTGATTTTCTTTAAATTGTTTTAAGGCTAATACATTATCATTATGCCAAAATCTAGTTGGCTTAAAATGTTGAGGACCTTGATGTTCAATTGCTATATTATAGTCATCCAAATAAAAATCAAGTCTCAATAAGCCTTTATTACGTAGCCATTCAAAACTTTTTTCTAATGTATAATTTATGTTGTTTTTAATTAGTAAATGTTCTATATAACGCACCCTTTTTAAATTATTGCACTTTGGACAACCACAACCTTTCAAGTGACTATTTGGTATTTGCCAAAATTCACCATGCTCATTACCATAACAATCTTTTTGATGGCAAATTATGCAAACTTTTGTCATATGGTTAATATATTCAGACTTAGAATAATCATATTTGTCGCCATGTACTTCTTTTGCTTTTTCAATAAACTCTTCAGTGGATAACTTATCACTTCCCCCACATTTATGACACCCCTTTGGATGATTTTTATTGATATGATTTGCAGGTATTTGCCAAAACTCACCGTGTTCAACCCCATGTTCATCTTTATTATGACAAATTATTTTAACTTTTGTAAAATAATTGAGATAATCAACTTCTGAATAATCATATTTATTACCATGAATTAATATGGCTTTATTTATGAATTGTTCCTTGGTTAAACTTAATCGTTTTGATATTTTTATATAGCGTCTAGCCGGAGAATCGTGACCAGATAAATGTTTCATTGGTGTTTGCTCAAACGGACCAAATTCAGGGTCAATTATTTTAACCGGTGTGTGGTTATTCACATATACAACCTCTGAATAATCATAGTCAATATCCTTATGTACCTTTTTAGCTTTTTCAATAAATTCCTCCTTTGTTAAACGTGGTTTCATATTATATTATTTATCTTAAATATAATAATTCTACCATATTTAATCAATTGTTTCTACTGTAATCTTTACTTTCTTATTAAGTAAGCCTTCATTGAATACTTTATGTGTCCGACTTGGGTCAACTGATGTAATAGCAATATCAACTGTTTCCTCATTCTCAGGGTCGTTATCACTATCAAGTACAAACCTTGTCATTTTAAGATTTCTTTCATTATCTACGGAAAGCAAATCATTTACGTTTCCTTCTAACTCTAAAATTACTTTACTCATTTTACCTAATTTTTTATATATATTATTTATGTTTCGACAGCAAATATACTATTTATTTTTCAAATAAAGAAGAGAATATATTACGATAATAATACACTTTATTATCCTCAAAACTACGATAAAATGCAAATATCATATAATTCTCATGTATACCAATCAATATTTTACCGTCAGTTATTTTATCGAATAAGGGTCTGAAATTATTTAACTTCATATTAGCCATTATTTATCTCCCCCTCTTTAACCTCTATACATTTTATTTTAAACAGAGTCAATTTTTATCTTCTAATCCGCATTTAGAACATTTATAGTAATCATAATGAGAATCATGACCATCATATATCCAATCATGAGTGCAATGTTCTTGTTTTTCTTTAAGGTATTTATTGATTAAATCCAAATGTTTTTTTAATGGCTTAATATCTTCATTTATATAAGCCATATTTTTATCATATGAATATTGGTCACACTTTATACCAAACCCTTTAAGCGTTTGAACGGCATTGTTTATTGTATTACGATTATCGTAATTTGAGTTAAGTTCCTTTTTTATATTAGATGAATAGTCTTCGATTTCATCAAAAGAACTATATGCAATGAATGTCCTTAACTCGTCTTCTGTTTTCAACTCCATATATTAAATGTTAATTAGTTTCAGTATCTTCTTCACCATATACCTTGAATCCGTTATCCCTACGAATATTGGCAAATGCCTCTATCGGTGTAAACCATGTTTTACCATGTTCTTCACAGCCTCCGTACTTAATGTCGTAAGGTTTGTCTAACTGATATGATGATTTGTATGCAAAACCTTCAACAGCATCAATATACATGCTATATTCACCTTCATTCAATGTAATCGTCTTGTCAGTTTCAAAATTCTTTTCAAGCCAATCCTTATATGTATTGGCAAACGTGGTATCAATACTAACCAATAAATCTTCGCCGAACAACTTGGTTAATTCATCATTAGTGAATGTCCTATACTCTTGTGTCTTTCCTCGTCCATTAGTCTTATAACCCAAGAAAAGGAAATTGAAATACTCATATTGCTTTTCAATCTTCTGTATAAGTTCCATTGTCTTCTCAACGCCAAGAAGTTCAGGTATCAGATGAATTGTAATCTGCTTATAGCCATCACGATTGAATGAGAACTTAAAATCACCAAGAATATCAATATCTTTCTCATCAGTTACAGATACGCCAATTGCGGTGACATAATCCTTAAATAATTTAAGATATTTCTCATTTGAAAGAATCTCTTTGCAGTCTTTTGCATTAATAGTTGTATTAATAATATGACCACGTTCTTTCATGTACTTGAACAACTCTTCAAGATGTGAATAAAGAAGTATGTTTCCGCCACCAACTGAGAACTCAACACGTCTGTCATATCGGTCATACTCATTTGACGATAATTGGTTAATTATAGCTTTAAGTTTGAAGAAATCAGCCTCTTTCTCCTTCATTGAAGAATCCATGAAACAGAACGGACAACCATGTTGGCACTTGTTAGTAATACGAAGGTCAACAAGTTCAGGATATGATGGAACACAGTCACCTTTTTCGGTCTTGAAACGAATTTTTCCATCCCATCCGTACCCAATCCAATAATTACCGTTCTTTACTATACCTTTTGAAAGACTACCAATTCCAATGTCATCCGGCAATGCTATCTCCTTATGTCCTTCAGTTGTAGCATATACAAAATCTGCTTCATCAGAACCGCCGACAATAATAATGTCTTCATCATCGATTACATTTTTAAGGAAATCAATGCTTGCTTCAAGTTCTGTACCTTTTCTGAAACTAAGTGCCCCCCTGGTATACATACCAAATTCCTCATACAAATCATTTTCCCTTGCTTTTTTGGCAAGTTCCTCATATTGTTTCATTTCCGGATAATACTGGCACATTATCTCGAATAACGTCTTATTCCAAAAGATATTTGCTGCAACGTATTTAATTTTAGCCTCTCTTGAAGCCGCAATTGTGTTATCAAACCTATCATAATAATTCAATTCAAAGATATTCAAATCCTTAAACATTTCATCTTTATTACGATAGATGATTGAATGTGTTGAACTACTGTTGGTTGCAAACCCCTTTCTGAAATTCTTTAAATATACTGCTCTCATATTAATTTATCTTTAATGCTTAAATTGCTTATCCAAAATCATTTCATTATATTCCGTAGGCTCCGGGAAATCAAACTGACTCCACATACGGTCAATTACCTCTAACGGCATCATACCCTTACGTCTGTCTTTATATGTCTGCAAGTCAGGTGCCTCTATATACACATATACAATTCTAGGCATGAACCTTAATGTCATATCAGTATATGCATCACGATACATCTTACGGACATTAGTGTTGTCAATTACGAAGTCCTGCTTATTCTTGCAGCATTCCAACATTCTCTCATTGAATATCTCCGTTACATGACTTTCCTGTTCCTTATTACCTTGTGGTTTCTCACCCTTGATACCAATCTCTGTACGTATAAGGTCACGGCTAATCTGAACGGCATCTTTAAGATACTTCTCAATATAATACGATTTACCACTACCAGGTACTCCTATCATTACATACATGGTGAATTGGCCATAATCCTTTGGTAATGCATATCCTTCCGGGAACAGTCTGTCTTTGAAATGGAAGAACCTAATCTTCTCATAATCATTGTTAAACTCATAAGGAGTCTCATAGCAATTCAAGCCTTCGGCAAGTGACTTGATACGTTCCTCTTTCTCTGCAATAAACTCTTCATCCTCTTCATCATTCTTAGAACCAAGAGAATCACAGATATTAAGAATAAGCATATCCTTAACTCTTACCCTACCATGAGACAACTGAATCATCTTACGGGTAGACATTTCCTCCTTATCAAAGATATGGTGTAAATCCATGTGATGACGTACCATATAGCAAACCTTCTCACGTAATGTAAATTCTTCATCGAAGAACAACCTACGTGTAATCTTAGCACCCACAAGTCCATGACACTTTGTAGTGTAATCGCCCTTTTCCTCATCAAACTTAGTGGTTGAAGGCTTTCCAAGGTCATGACATATTGCGGCAGACATCATCATAATGTAATATTCATTATCCGATGGCTCAATGTTCTCACGGTTAAGCAAAAATGACTGTAACGCCTGAGTGACTAATTTTGTGTGCGTAGAACAAAATTTTTCTTTGTGCCATATCTTTGACTGCTCACAGGTTTCCATATCCTTGAATTCCTTTATTGAGAAAATCTTATCCCAATCTGGAAGCCATGTGTCTTGATTGAATAAATCTCTAAATTTCATTTTTTAACGTATTTGTTTACTAATTTCCTTGAGTCTAACCGCATAACTGTTAATTACCACGTCCAAGTTTGTGTTGTAACGGAACTCTTCTGCAATTTTCTGTGCCATCTCGTACTTTGCCAAAATGCTTTCGTAATCGTTTTGAGACATAATCTATTTATATATTTTTTGGTTTTATCGTTCGCAAAGATACTAATTATTTCTCAATTATCCAAATATTTTATGTTAAAAAATTGAAAATTAATTTATTTTCGCCTAAATTAAATATTGTATATGGATGGTATAGTATATCTAATTTGCGATGCTGCAAATAATCTATTTAAAATAGGTGTTACCAAGGGGAAAATAGAAAACCGAATTAAAAAACTCCAAACCGGTAATGCCACAGAATTATTTCTTTCCAATTACCATACAACAAAATATCCATACCGTATTGAAAAAATGTTACATACTCATTTCGAGAACAAAAGAGTATTAAATGAGTGGTTTGAATTAACAGATGAGGATGTAGCAAACTTCAGTAATACATGTGAGTTAATGGAAGAACGTATTAATATACTTTTAGACAATCCATTCTTCGTTAAAAAGTTACATTAATTTTTTTCTTTACGTTTTTCCTTAATTTTAGCAATTTTTTCTTTCATTGAACGTTGAATTAGTTTTTTTGCTATAATTTCTGTATGACAACGTTCTTTACCTATATCACAGAAGCATCCAAGGTATATTTCATCATATGTCTTATATGCCTCATACATTCTATCCCATTCTTGTCTGAACATTTCACCTACTTCTGTTTCATCTTTCAGCATGTTGTCAAAATATGGGTCATATAGGTCAATGGCTTCATCACGAGTCTTTACCTTTATCTGTGCCTTTGTTTCCCTATTCTTAATATGTGTATAGGGATTACCGAATATGTTAGGCCTTGAAACATCAAAGGCATTCGGACCGTAATGTTCCTCTTTTAACTTACAATAAGGAATTATCTTGGACATATTAAAAAAAAAATTAAAAAGGTTTCAGCAACCACGTATTATTGTAATCACCGAAACCCTACTCAAATGAACGATTTAAATTAAGTATTTTCTTACTTCGCCATTGTTACAATAGCAACACGTCCGCTTTCAGGGTTCTTACCCTTACCGACAGCACTATTAACCTTGATGCCACGACCCTTGAGGTATGTTGCAACAGACTGTGCACGCCACTCAGAAAGCTTCTGATTATACTCATCAGTACCGGTGGTAGATGCAGTTGCTACGATATCGACAACTGAATTACGGCTAATCTGATTAAGGATGAAGTGTGCCTCAACGTTAAGATATGCACTGTTGTTATTAAATGGAACAATCCAAGCATCACGGTCTGTGTCATTTGTGACAGGTGTGCCCTTCTCATCAACGACAACCTTCTGACCATCAGCCGTAACAGGAACCTCCTTAACAACAATCTTCTCAACTACCTTTGGCTCACGGCTCTCACACTCTGCAAGTGCGCCATTCAAACGGTCAATCTCACTAATCATTGCACCTACATCATAGGTCTTGAAATGATGTGTACCATTGCTTGTCTTAAAGTGATACATGTAAGTCAGATTAAGTGCAAGCTGTGCTCCATGCTTTGTAAACTGAATTGCATCAATCTTATGCAAATTCCAATATACAGCAGGGGTCAATACAAACGAATGAGCCTTGTTCTTGCCAAGATTAAGAGCCAAATCAACGCCTGTCTTTGCAGACAAACTATTGTCCTTAATGTCCCAAGCACGAAGCCATCCAAGGCCGGCTACAGCACTTACCTCAAATGTACGTGGTGTACCATTGTAGCCACAAAATGCATTTGAAAGGTTAACCACTCCGTTAAAACCAAGATTGGTTGTCTTAACCAATGTCTTAATGTCGGCAAAATGGTTATCATTCAAGAAAGCCAATGCCTCAATCTGAGCACCGAATACAGGGGTAAAATCCTTCTGTACCTTTACACCAACATTGGTGTTGAGAGGGAATACAGAGTTGAAATCAAGAGGGGTACTTGCACCAACCGTTACACCTGCTGCAATGTTATCCAATGCATTACTGTTCTCAGTCGCAATCTGTGCGTTTGCACTCATAATGGCTACGAAAGCCATCACCAAACTAAAAATAAACTTCTTCATAGTCTTTTTACAAAAAAAAATTAAATTTTAAAAATTTATTTATTTACTAAATTATAATTATTGTAGTTTTACCAAGTGAATTGGTATGTTTTACATTTCGTCGTGCAAAGATACTACTTTTTCTGCATATATCCAAATATTTTTTGTTAAAAATTGTTAATTGGACAAAATTTCAGCCGCAGCATTATTGAATTTATCCCACCATTCCTTGTGTAATTCAGTCTTTTCATCTTCTTTGAAGTCTATTTCACCCAAATTTGCATCATCGTCATAGTTTGTATATATAGCAGGGTTTACTCCAATTAGATGTCCTTTTGACAATAAAAACATCAATCTATCATATGTTTTTTGATATGTATCAATTGTTTCTTCAGGAAGACCTACTATAATATTTGCTATAAGTTTTATACCACTTTCCCTTGCTGCTTCAACTGCATTGTCAAATAGTTTTTCACTACTTGGTTTCCTATATTTCCTTAGTATTTCGTCATTATAAGACTCAAGACCAATCTCAGCAACTTTAACACCAATATCATTGAAATCCACTGATTTCTTAACTAACATACCGGATGTTGTCTGAACAATAAACCCATTGAAATCATCTTTACCAGTTAAATCAGATAATTCCTTTAATTTTCTGTAATTGTCTGCTTGACCAAATGTTTTATCGTCAATATAGATTAATCTGTAATCAAGCGGCTCAAATGATTTAATCTGTTGTTCAATGTACTTATCATTTACTGATGTAATCTTTCCATGAGGTACAATACAGAATTTACAGTTGTTAAGACATCCATAGGACATTGTTAATCTTGGTATAATCCTTTCACCATTGAATAAAGTATAATCAGTTCCGAATTCATAAGTTGCACCAAGTTCCCTTGCTGTGTCTTTTGTAGTGTTACATATTCTTATATTAGGGAATTGTATACGCATTTCCCACATGAAATCCTCATTATATCCACCAATTAGGAATTTCTGATTTGGGCAAGCCTTCACAATATCCTGTATGAAATATTGATTGGCATTCATCAATGAGAATAGAACAAAGTCGTATTTCGTGATTTTTATGTGATTTATTACCTCAGAAATGTGATTTTTGCACCAAAATACCTCTTTATTATCGTCCGGCAAAAAATACGCAATCTCAGTAATCCATTTGGGTATCTCAAAGGTATTCTTACCCATGTAATACCCGATATTTTCCCATTTCTTATAGAAAACATCCCAATAGGTATCACATGAGCCATGCCTTTTAAACATGCTGTTGGCAAATTGTACAAATAGAATATTTCGCATTATTATATCTTAATAATTTTTCCAAAGCGTTTCTACCTTTGTCTTGGGCTTTCTATTACCACTAATTGTGTTAACTTCAAACTGAAGTTTAGTAAACCCATTGTCTGTTAATTGATTATACAATTCATTGTCATATCCACTGATAAGCAATTTTGCCTTACTTCTAAGACAAGTTTCAATAAACTCTTGCTGTTGTTCATCAGTCATATCAACGACATATCTTTCAGCAGAAGACCTTGTAGACAGTACATAAGGTGGGTCTGCATAAATGAATACGTTTGGTGAACTATATTCATCCATCAGTTTCATTCCATCCCTACGTAACACCATTACTTTACTTAATCTCTGATGTATCTCCGGAAGACGGTCAATCGTAGACATGAAGTCACTTACAGATTTGGCCATATTTCTTCTAACCACTCTGTTCATGGAAAAACCACCAATACCATTATGACTGCTACGGTTTACATAGAAGAAATAATATGCCCTCATAAGTTCTGAGAGATTATCTTCTTTAAGTTTTTCCTTAAACTCTTGACGGAAATATTCATTGTAATAAGAACAATCACACAACGCCTTGAACTGCTCAAATAACTCCTTGTCAGTTAATACCTTAAAAAGACAATATACATTATTGTATAAATCATTGTATATCTCAATAGGTGCAATTAAATCTTCCGGTGTATGGAAACCAACACCGAAAGAACCACCAAAAGGCTCGATATAAGTATCATATGAACCCTTCTCAGGAAATTGTGCTAAAATATTATTAAACATAGAATTTTTTCCACCGAACCACTTTACTATACTATTCATTCTCAGTAATTTACATTAGTTTGCTAAACGTTTACTCATAATAAGTTCTCTAAGGAATTCATTATTTTCTCCTTCAATTACAGTATCAATCCATTCCTTATAATGTTTACTATAATCTATATCTCCACTAAGACTGCTTGGTGAATAAGTAAGGTCTGTAAGAATTGACCTATTCGGATATTTTCTGTTTCTCCATGTATAGAAATCAGGATATGTATCATCATCGAATACGTGGTCATCAACAATAAAACAGAATGCTGTGGTAATCATACCCAAATCCTCTTCCATGAACTCTGCGTACTTAATTTCATGTTCGTCAAGTTTCTCACGGATATCATCCAAGTCAAATAAGGTACCGCCATCAAGGACAATAATTGTCTTATCAAGTTTTGACCATTCCTTATATTCAATTGTATCACCGAACAAATCAGCATATTCTACAATTGCATGGGCTGACTGTATTCCCTTCTGCATTGGGGACAATTGTCTCAATACCAAACAATACATCCTATATAGACGTTCATCATCAATTGGCAAATCAAAATCCCCTTCATCAACATCATTATACATTTGTGTTACCGTTGTATCAGTTGGTACCTTACTTACATCACCACTTGCAATATTAACAAATGTGGTTGTTCCATTGTTGTTTTTATCCATATTAATTAATTTTTTTTTATTTATTTTTCAGTTGCAAATATACTACATTTTTTTGAAATAACCAAGGAATTAATAGAATTTAACTGATATTTATAAGAAAATTCATACGTAATGGACAGAAATACATTAAAAAACGAATTAAAAAAGATGATACGTGAAAGTCTTGACAGACAAGGCCTGAGAAATCATGTAAAAAGTATCGTTACTGAGGAAGTAAAGAAAATATTTGAAAAGAAAGCCATCAGTGAAGCAGAAGACAGTGAAGGCGAGGGTAATTCGAATATTAAACGTAAAGCTGTAATGAACATGCTTAAAAATGATAAGTATGACCATGCTTATTTTGCTTATCAACTGTGGCATCCAAAGGATGATAATGAAAAAGATACCTATCGTTCACTCTTCAGTAAGAAGGCTACAGGTAAACCAGATGCTGACGGTGCTGTAAGACAGTTCACTGACGATGAAATTACAAAACTGTATGAATTAATGAGAAATAACTAAAAGGGCAAAAAAATAATTAAAACAATACATATTTAGAAATGTCAATAACCCCTCCCTAAAGTGAGGGGCTTGTGCAAAGAACATTAATTCTTTGGCATGGCACATTGACAAGTGCTCTTACTGCGTCAGCACGTAGTGCTTTCACATTGCATTCATTTAAATACTTCCTAAGTATATTAACGCTGCCGTTAATATCGGCATTAAG